AAGGCTGCAGATACCAGAACCCGCATCGCTAACTATTACGTCTCAGGTTCTGAACTACAGATTCAAATGTATAACGGTGCTGACTGGTTCAACACCTACGGAATGCTACCAGCAATGGTTGAGATGGATTACGATACAAACAATCCACGTATCCGCTTGCTCAATCCATTTGGCGTTTATCCAGAGATTGACAGATTTGGTCGCTGTATCTCTATCACTCAAATCACTATCAGTGATGCTGAGTCAATGGCTGCAGCGTACCCAGAGTTTGCTTCAGAGATTATGCCACGTATGCCATTGGCATCTGGCGCTCAAGCAGTAACTCTTGTTCGTTACCACGACAAAGATCAAGATATTATTTTTATTCCAGAACGTAACAACCTCGTTCTATCTAACCTACCAAACCCTGTTGGTAAGTGTATGGCTCGCGTTGCAGTTCGCTCATCTTTAGATGGCGAAGCACGTGGACAATTTGATGATATTCTAGCGGTACAACTTGCACGTGCACGTTTCGCTGTTCTTCAAATTCAGGCAGCAGAAAAGTCAATTCAAGCACCGATTGCTATTCCACAGGATGTTCAAGAACTTGCTCTTGGCCCTGATTCGATTATGCGTTCTGCTAATCCCCAAGCAATTCGCCGTGTGCCGCTAGAACTTCCTCCTGGAGTCTTTACAGAGTCTGGCGTTCTAGAGCGTGAACTTCGTCTTGGTGCTCGTTACCCAGAAGTACGTAGCGGTAACGTTGATGCATCAATCATCACAGGTCGCGGAGTTCAAGCACTCCAGGCTGGCTTTGATACTCAGGTTCGTGCAGCACAAGCACAGTTTGCTCGCCTCTTTACAGAACTTGTATCACTCTGCTTTGAAGTAGACGAGAAGATTTTCGGTAATATCACCAAAGAAATCAAGGGTGTAGACGACGGTACTCCATTCAATATGAAGTACGTTCCATCTAAGGCTATCGCTGGTGAGTATGGCGTTGATGTTCGCTACGGCATTATGTCAGGTATGAATCCAAACAACGCAATTATTGCTTTGCTACAGATGCGTTCTGACAAACTTGTATCACGTGATTATGTACGCCGCGAAATTCCAATGGAGCTCAATGTCACTCAAGAAGAACAGCGTGTGGATATTGAAGAGATGCGCGATTCTCTTCGCGTTGCTGTTGCTCAGTACGCCCAGGCTATTCCTGCGCTTGCAGCACAAGGTCAAGATCCTTCTCAGATTGTCTCCCGTATCGCAGAGGTAATCAAAGGAAGACAAAAAGGTTTAGCACTCGAAAGTATTGTGGAGAAGGTATTCACACCTGAACAACCACCACAACCAGAAATGCCTATGGGCGCAGAAGTTCCAGCAGCAGGTATGGCCCCCGTTCCTGCCTCGCAGCCAACTCCAGAACAAATGGGTGCGGCCCCTGCTGCTGGCTCTCGTCCAGACATTGCTACGTTACTCGCATCTATTGCAGGGTAGGGAGGTGTAATATGAAAAAAGGTGGTCGCGAAAAGGCTTCTATGGCAAAGCCAATAGAAGGCAAAAAAGATACTTCAAAACCAAAAGGTCCAGGTAAGCCAATGTTTGGCTATGCGCCAGCAGGACGCAAAGGCAAGAAGGCTTAGTTTTACTGAGAGGATAGAACGTGGACGAAGAACAAGATTACGTACCGCGTTCTATCACTCTCGCTGATTTCTTAGTAGTTTTTACAGGTTTATTTTTGAATTTAGTACGTTCAATAGAAATGTTTGCATCAGAGATTTTAGATTTAGCAGTGTATAACGCAAATAGAAAAACAAAAGTTTCTAGAGTGTGGGAACAATTTACTTCAGATTTAGAGAAGATGGAGGACAATAATGGCTGATCAACCAATGAATCCATTGGCTGGCCCAGCAGGTCCTGGTCCATTTGCAACACGTACAGACAATCTACGTTTTCAATCAGATACCTATGGTGCAGGTGTAGAGAACGCCGCTAACAGAGCAGGCGCTCCACTTGCAAAAACACCAGATGTACGCGGTGCTACCAATACTGAAGTTCGTCAAGCAGCAAGTGCAGCACCAAAAGGACCTGGTTTATTTGACCCATCATCAAGACCACAAGAAGACATTATGTCTGGCGCTCCTATTGGCCCTGGACCTGGCACTGAAGTTCTAGGTGTCCGTCCACAAACACAGGAAAAACTCTCCGACATCTTGGCTAGAATGTTACCTTACGATGACTCTGGAGAAGTAGAGATTCTTTATCAGCGTGCATTAGCGCGAGGTATGTAGTGCCACAAAACTCTATTACCTCAGCAGCAGCACAGGCTGGCCTTACTGGAAAACAAAAGGCTCAGATTGATGGTTTACAGAAGTTATTAGATTCTCATAAGAATCTATTAGCGCTGCCTGCTCCTATTGCTCAACAGAAATTCAAGTCTTTACCACAAGACCAGCAGACTGCACACGTTGCTTTGTTTGGTGGAGATGACAATGAAGCCCCAGAGCAAAAACGTGGCTGGCTTGGCGGTGCTATTCACTATGCAGGTCAAGGTGTCAAACAGTCAATAGGTCGAGTATTTGGAGCATTGAACGAAGTCTCCGACTTTATGACCCGCGTCTATCGTACTGGTGCTATTGCTCTTGACCAAGGTGTAGATCTTGATAAAGCATTCAAGATGGCAAACGATAAGGGTGATCAAGTATTCAGCCCTACTCGTATCGCAGATGCCCGTAATAAGTACGGATCAGACCGTATCAATGTGGCAGTCAAAGTTGCACAAGGTATGCCACTTGATGAGATTATCGCTGGCGGAACTGAAGCAGAAAAACTTATTGCATCTCAGGCTGCTAAGGGTCAAGATAAACTATTTCAAGATGCCCTTGATAAAGTTCAAGCTGCTAAGTATTCACCTGGTCGTCAATTAGCAAACCTTTTACTTCCAGAAGGACTAGAGGGTTCAGGCTTTTTATACAAAGGTATTTCTGGTTTTACAGATGCCGCATATCGCGTATTTGCAGATCCTACGCTTGCACTTGGCAAAGCCAAGAAAGCCTACGATGCTGCCAACTATGCTCTTTTCAAAATCGCAGGCGATGCTAGTGCTGTTGATAAGGTATTCCAGAACAAAAATGTAGTAAACTTCTTTGACGCATATGGCAAAGAACTTGAGAATCTCAAGATAGCGCGTTCCAATAAAGAAATCATTGCTGCAGAAAAGGCTTCATCTGCCCTACGTCGCTTAGCTCCAGAGTTTGGACCAGCAGCCGCTGATGAATTTATCAGAGCTGGTGTCAAAAATGCTGATACTGCTAAGTCTTATTTACAGAACCACGCAGATGTCAAGACTATTCTTTCGGGTCAATCAGCACGTAAGACTCCACTTGTGCCACGTTTGGATGCGGCACGTAAAGCTCGCATTGGATTCTTTACTGCAACTGACAAAGTATTCAATATCGATAAGGTAGGACAGAAGGTTGTCCAGGCTTTGTATGGTACTGGCCCAGAGTATCAAGATATTGCCACTGGTATTACTACTCGTGTTGAAGATATTGCTCAACTTGAGAAGCAAGTAGGTCGTTTCAAAGGTTCAGATGGCGCATATCGTATGTCGCTTGCACAAATTCAAGGACGCATTGACCGCTTTGCTCGTAAGTTTACAACGATTCCATACTTCAAAGATGGATTCTTCAATGTCAATGCACCAGATGCGTCCGTACAGGTCTACCGCTTGGCACGTCTAGGTAACTCTCGTTACCATTCCCGTATTATCTCTGAGGCTTTTGCCGCAGGTAATGAAGGTCAACGCAAACAAATCTTTGCAGGCCTATGGAATACCGTTGCTGAGGTACGCGGTGTATCTAAATCTGCAGCAGGTAAGTCTTATATGGATGAGTTCGCAGGTTCTGGTAGAAATAAACAGTACGCTTCATCTATTGCTAAACGTAAAATCAATGAGTTTGGTGATGAAGTAACGGAAATTACCAATCCTGCAGAGTTCAACGGACAGCAACTGGCTATCTTTGCCTATCAGTTGTCACCCAATATGGCAGTTCCATCTATTATCGATCTTGATAGACTTGCTGCTCGCTCTGGTTTGATTGATAGAATTATGGGCGTATCCCACAATAAGTGGTCAGAAAAGATGACCTCATACTGGTCAATCGGTACTCTAGTTGGCCCGCGTTTCCCAGTTCGTAACGCAGCAGAAGATTTGATGATTCATCTTGCTGTAGGTGATTCACCTTGGGGCGTAGCAAAAGCACGTTTACTTTCTACAAAACTGCGTCAGGCTAAAGGCGAAGGCAATCTAGGTTTTATCAATAAACTTGTCTATCGTAACCAGACTGCTAAGTATCAAAAGGCTATGGAAGATGCCATTGCTACTGGTGACCCACGCGCTGCTCAAAAGGTAATGGCTCAGGCCATCCTTGAATCCAAGGTTGTCTCTAAGTTAGACGCTGAAGGTGCAGAACTTCTCAAGGAAATTGCAGAGTTTGGCTACCTTGATGACACACTCAGAGCAGTAGGCGAAGGTGGAAAGAACGCCGCTCGCGGTGGTGACCAGTATTTCAACGCAACTCAAGATGTATCTAAGTTTGGCGCTATGGGCGCTATTGAAATCAACGGCAAGAAACTCAAGCAAGCTACAGGACTCAAGGCTTATTCAGAGTTCAACCCAGTTGCCTCAGATGATGCACGTATTAGCTGGATGGTTCAGATTGGCATTGTCTCTAAAGATGAACTAGGCCGTATTGCCCTGATGAATCTTGACAATGATGGAACTCGTGCTATCAATGCAGTACAGGATTACCTAGATAAACTTCCTGAAAAGGATCTTCTGCGTTTCTCGCTTTATGATACTGGTGCATCTACCCGTGTACACGCAGAACGCGTGGTTGCTGCAACAAAGAACCTTGTTGCTAAGCGCAATGGCGATATCAATGACGACTTGCTCAATAAGATTCGCTTCCGTAATGAAAAAGGCGATATGGTTATTTCAACCAAGGATTTTCGTCTTGAGGATTTGCCTAATAAAAACAACGCAGATCTAGCACCAAACTGGGTATCAGGTCCTACTCTCGTTCCAGTATCAGATAGCGATAACTTTGCAGCATCTCTTGTCGATAAGACGTGGGATTATATGGGTGAAGCAAACGCTCGATTCTCACGTGAGCCACTAGTCATTGATTCAATGATTAGCATTCGCAAAGATATGCGTGCTAGTGGTTTTGAAAAGCGCATTATGGACCAGTTCACTGCTGGAAAGACTGGCACTGAACTCAAGGTTGCAGAAGATGCAGCCAAAGCTCATATCGTATCTATTGCAGAAGACCTAGCAAAAGAGCGAGTCCTAGCATTTGTGGATAACCCTGCAGTTCGTAGCCAGTTGGCTATGAGCGCTCGTAACTTTGCCCGCTTCTATCGCGCAACTGAAGACTTTTATCGTCGTATTTATCGTACAGTCAAGTACAACCCAGAGTCTTTGACTCGTGCATCGCTTACTTATGAAGGTGTAGCACACTCAGGCTTTGTACAGACAGATGATAATGGCGACCAATACTTTTTCTACCCAGGTCTAACACCTGTCTACAAGACAATGAACGGTGTTATGAAGGCATTTGGTGTGCCAACTGCATTCCAAGTTCCAATGCCTGTTGAATTCGGCGGTAAGTTGAAGATGATTACACCTTCAATGAACCCTGATTCACTATTCCCAACCTTTGCTGGCCCATTGGCTTCACTACCAATGAAGATGGTTTTCAATGTGGTACCACAGTTGAAGTCTCTTGAAGAGACATTCCTTGGTACTTATGGCGTAGACCAGCCAATGATCAATGCAGTATTGCCAGGTCACGTCAATCGTATCCTTGCAGCTCTGAATAAGGATGAGCGTAACTCACAGTACGCATCAGCCTTCCGTAAGGCTGCTACATATCTTGAGGCATCAGGTCACGGACTCAAGCCAAAGATTGACCCAGAAACTGGACTAGAGATAGCTCCATCTCCATCAGATTTGGCAGCATATCAAGAGAGAATCCAGTCTGCCACCATCTCTGTTCTTGCAGTTCGAGCACTATTTGGATTTATTGCACCTGCTTCACCACAGATTACACTCAAGAGCGACCTATCAAAGTGGGTTCGTGATAATGAACGTACATCTTACAAGCAGGTTTTCAACCAACTTATCAATAAGTATGGCAGTATTGATAAAGCAATGGAAGAATGGATTCGACTCTTCCCAGATGAGATGCCATATACCATCTCAGAGTCTGATAATACTTCAGTACTTGCAGCACGTTCTGTAGATAAGTCTGTTGGTTGGATTCAACAGAATGAAGGACTGCTCAAGAAGTACCGTGAAGGTGGAGTATTCTTGATGCCACGTGAAGGTGATTTCAACTTTGATGCCTACAAGTTGCTATACAAGTCAGGCTTGAAGCAGAACAAAACCTTGCAAGACTTCTTACGCGAGATTCAGACTGCTAAAGATGAGCAAACCTATTACGCAGCACGCGATAGTTTTGAGACTCAACTTAGCACTACCTATAACGATGCTGCTAAACGTCAATTACGTGACCAATTCACAACGTGGAAAGAACAATTCCTAGGCTCACGACCAATGCTTCAGGAAGAGTTAGGTAAAGGCGCTGAGTCTAAGATTCGTCGCTTACGTGCGTACAAAGATCTGACAGATATGCTCAGAGATAAGACCGTTACGGCATCGCCTGCAACACGAGCAATCTTATCTCAGATGAGCCAAGCGTTTGACCAATACCAAAATGCTAGAGATGCAGTCTATGGTAATACTGAGACTGCTCAGAACTATAAAGACCTTTTGCAAATGAACATCAAAACAACACTACAGCAGTTAGCAGAAGGCAACGCTAATGCTCAAGCAGCATACGACATCCTATTTGCTAGATTGATTGGAGAATAAATTGGCAGAGATGAAAAGTGCTCCAGGACCAATGGAGATACCTAACTGGCAGAGCCAGATTATCAAGACCAATACAACTGTCTCTAACAATGCTGCCGTAAACAC